ACAACAATGGCAAGGTTGGAAGACAGCACTGAAACCAAGTCACGAACCTATTGTGATGGCAAGGAAGCCTTTTAAAGGTTCAACCATAGACAATGTATTGACACACGGTGTTGGAGCACTCAACATTGATGCCACAAGGATTAAATGGGATGAAAAAGCACAAGCCCGCATAGAAAACAGCAACAGCAATGGTGGCATTAAGATAGGACACGGCATCTCTAAATATGGAAGCATAGGAGAAGATGTTGGAGTAACTGAAGACAAGGCTCTGCTTAATGAACAAGGTAGGTTTCCATCGAATGTGATAGGTGAAGTGGCAGAAGGTTATCAAAAGTATTTCTATTGTCCCAAAGTGTCAAGGCGAGAAAGACATTGTGGATTTGAACAACAAGGACCCACACAAGCAGAAATGTTAGAACTGATGGGCGGACATTATATTGATGCCCCTATAAATCAAAATGTTTGGTTGCCTCGTATTGGCAACATTAAAATACACGGACTCAAACACGAGTATGAAAAATGGTCTAAAAACAAAGACCCCCTCGCACACATTCCAGCACCATTTGGTGATGTAAAAGGTGCTTATCAAAATGGAGAAAGATTTGCGGCAGTTCATCAGAAACTACAAGACCCCCTCTATAATGATGATGGAACAAAAAATAGTGGTATAAAAGGTGATTTTTGGTCGAACAATATGGCAGATTATGGACACAATAAAAAAGACCCCCTCGCACACATTGATGTGGTAAATCAAGGTGGCCCTAAAGGTTTGATAGGCCCCGATGGCAAAATGAATCACCATAGAGCCAGTCAAATACAAGTGGGCAACAATCACCCCACCGTAAAGCCTGTTGAACTGATGAAGTATTTGATACGATTGGTAACACCTGCCAACTCACATGTATTGGATCCTTTCTGCGGCAGTGGTAGCACAGGCATGGCGGCAGTGGAACTGGGGCACACATTCACAGGAATAGAACTGGATGCCAACTATGTTGAAATAGCCAAACGAAGAATAGAAGGTTGGAACAAACCTCGAGAAACAGGCAACACATATGATGAACTGTTCGAGGAACACGATGCCTAGACCACAGCACTATACCAGATTACACAACACTTTAAAGTCAGGTGACATGTGTGAAACATTGGCATTGGGTTCAGACCACATGTATGGTATCAAATATAATGAACAGTGGGTAACCATATGCAAAGAAGACACATTTAGATTGTGCAAGGGCCAATCATATCGCAAATATACCAGATTGTTTTTTGCTACTCGTAAGTCAGCACAAACACAATGTGATAATTTAAACAATATGTTTAAAACTAATCAATACAAAGTTACCAAAGTATAAACACATCAAAATTCACCTATAATCCAGGGTATTTTTGGTGTTTTATGTAAATACAATAGCAGTTGACAAACTTTGTTGTCATATGCTACAATAAAAATAAACTAAAAGGAGAAACAAATGACTAAAAATAAAATGTATGTTTGGAGAATAGGAGAACACAAAGATGGTGGACTTTATACTGTTGCTTCAAAAGAGTTAAGGGAATTAGACCTTGCTCGTTACAACAAAATCAAAAAAGATGATAATATTGAATTGTATGCATTCATCCAATACTTATCAAAAACATATTTAACCAAATACAAGGGTGATATTTCCATAAGTGAATATGCTTCATATGAAGATTGTATGAGGAATATAAACCAAAAAGGACATGACATAAAATTTGAAAGTCATGAAGCCCCTACTCAACACTAAAGGTTATAGTCAAGTAAGCCTCTGCTCCTAACATTCCAGGGGCTTACACAACAAAAAAACAAGCATGGAAATACAAACAATCACAACCAAAACTGGCAGATGTTATGCAATTGAAAAAGATGATAAACTGTATGCTCAAAGATTGAGTGCAGGGTCAATGCATTATCAACTCACCAACATAAGATTTGGTGCTGAAATATGTCTTGCCAAAGGCTCTGTTGATACCATAATTGATGTGGGTATGAATGTGGGCATGAACACAGTGGAGTATGGCACATTTGCTCGCAGAGTGATTGGCTTTGAACCCACACCGGAAATATTTAATTTAGCAATACAAAACATCACACACAACACATTGAATTGGAATGACGAACTGCCTTACATATGGGATTGGAGTCGCAAGATCACTGCTGACATCCACACACACAAAGTTGGACTCAGTGATACAGCTGGCACATTTAAATTTATCAGCCATCCTAGGAACAGAGGACACAACCACAAATACAATGGCAGAAGACAAACTGAAAAAGACATGTTCGATGGTGAGATGAAAAGATTAGATGATTATGCATTCACTGGCATTGACTATATCAAAATAGACACCGAAGGACATGAATTACCACTGTTGCAAGGTGGTGCAAAAACCATTGATGGCAATAGACCAGTGGTGCAGTGCGAGATTATGCCAGATCAGTGTCGTCGTTATGATTACATTGCCATGGACTTGTGGCAGTTCTTTACAGAAAGAGATTATCGCATATTCACACGAGATGGTGTTGAAAGAGCTATGGTGGATATGGAAATAAGATTTTTAGGTGCAGACAAAAGATTTAGAATGTTTCACCAAGGACAAGAAATAGTAAGACAAATGGACTATTGGTTTGTGCCAGCGGAACATCCATGGATCCAAAACAATCCAAAATATCGATTGTTTGCATGAATCTAATTGTGTTGTGGATAACATTACACACAAGTTAGGAAACAGTGAGATAATGTTTTCAAGTCATATTTTCTTATTTGGATATGGCGATCTGGAAAAAAGAAGTGTGTTGCATTCACAACACTAGATACTAAATGTAGTCAATCTCACCACTACATATAGTATTGCAAAAACCCCCATTTTTCTTTAGTCATTTTGATGGGGGTTTTTTTTGGTTGACAGAATCTAAAAAGATGTTATTATAATACTATAAACTAAAAAATGGAGAACAAAATGACTAAACAAGAACTAAACGAGTTGGCTAAACTAGACCAACAATACACCCAACAATTTTATGATTTTATCAATGCCAAATTCAAAAATGGTGGTGATTCTGTAGTGGTATCACTTGATGAATTAGAGAATTTGTTTATGCACAAATCACGAACTGAAATGATGATTCGTTTGTTGAACACCAAAACTGTCGAAAACGATAAAGTTGCTGATGTGAGAATAGATCAAGTTAAATTTAATTCACACAAGGAGGCAAAATGACACAACTACAAAGAACTACATTTAAACAAATGTATTACAAGTATGGCGGCACTTGGGGTTTAGGCGACATGACTATTGATTATGCTCGTTTGGTATCACTGTTTGGTGAGCCTGATGCTGGTGATGGTGACAAAACAGATGCTGAATGGAGATTTATTTTCAAAGATCAACCACTCACTATTTACAACTACAAAACTGGTATCAATTACAGAAAGCACCGTGGCTCTGCTACAGAGGACATTAAATTATGGCACATCGGTGGCAATGATGCAACAGATGTTGAAGCCTTCAAAAAGTTATTAGAGGAGGCCAATTGAAAATCACCGTTATATCAATATTGGTGATATATTGGATAATCATAATAGGAGCAACATGGTATGGATGATAAAAAACAATTAGAATTATTTGAACCTTATGAATTGGATCCCCACAAATCATATCAACAATTTATGTGGACGAAGAATGGACACCAAACCATATATTGGCCTACACAACAAGAATGGAATGAAATGTGTGAAAACCGTGAAACATTTTCTTCCAAAAAAGACTTGACAAATACTTGAAAGATGTTATTATAGTATTATAAACAAAACAAAAAGGAGAACACAATGGATAGAAATTACGAAGCATATCCGGATAAAGCAGGGTATATACAAATTGAAGATAACAGAAGCAAAGACTTATTAATATACAAAGTGGATAACATAAGATCTTATGCAAAGTTTCATTTTAGAGGTGAAAATACCGTAAGGGCAAATATATACATACCAAATATAAGACCACTGCCAAATTACGAAAAACATAAGATACAAAATTTAACATATCCTTATCCGGATTTGTATAAAGAAATTTAGAGGGGTTTAGTTTTCCATATCCTCTCTAATAGTTAGGTAAGTTAATCGGGTATGTCATAATACTTGCCTCACTACCTAACTACCACGAAGGGCACTCTTATTATGATCTTTATTGGAGAGTGCCTTTAAGGGCACTCTTATTATGAACCTTAGGAGAGTGCCCTTTTTTTACGGCATAAATATCTGTAATGCCGTTATCACCCGCACAAAAGACCATAGCAGACAGCAACAAGAGATTTAGAGTCCTTGTTTCAGGTAGAAGATTTGGTAAGACACATCTGGCTATCCGTGAACTTTGCAAGGCGGCAACTCTGCCAAATCGCAAGGTATTTTATGTGGCACCATCATACAGAATGGCAAAACAAATTGTGTGGGAACAACTCAAAAAGAAACTGAGAGAATTAAGATGGGCAGATAGGATTAATGAAAGTGATCTAAGCATCAAACTAATCAATGGCAGTTTAATTTGTTTGAGAGGTGCTGACAATGAAGATAGTTTAAGAGGTGTTGGATTGGACTTTATCGTGTTGGATGAGTTTGCAGACATTGATGCCAAAGCATGGCACGAAGTGCTTAGGCCCACACTGTCAGACACTGGTGGCAGTGCTTTATTTTGTGGCACACCCAAAGGCATTGGTAATTGGGCATATGACATATTCCAACATTCCAAAACAGATGTTGACAATTGGCAATCGTTCCAGTATACTACGATAGAAGGTGGGCAAGTTCCACAACAAGAGATTGAACAAGCACAACAGGATTTAGATGCAAGAACATTTAAACAAGAATATGAAGCCTCTTTTGAAACTTATTCAGGCACCATATACTATAACTACACTCAAGACTCTGTATATAAAGAGGATAAAACACCATTAAAAGATGCCAAACACATTTATATTGGTATGGACTTTAACATTGATCCTATGAGTGCATGTGTGGCAGTAAAAACACAAAAAGGTTTGGTTGTGATAGATGAAATAAGCATATATGGAAGCAACACAGATGAAATGGTAGATGAAATACGAACAAGATATCCCCAAAAGCATATCATGGTGTTTCCAGATCCAGCATCAAGGCAGAGAAAAACATCAGCCGGTGGTAGAACAGATTTAAGCATATTGGTGAATGCTGGTTTTAATGTAAAAGCCAAATCACAACATCCTGCTGTGAGAGATAGAATAAATGCAGTCAATTCTGCACTCAAATCCGCGGATGGGCAACAAAAATTATGGATAACACCCAACTGCAAACAAGTGATTAGATCACTGTCAAGACAAATATACAAACCAGGCACATCACAACCCGACAACAATGAAAACTTGTCGCACATGAATGATGCATTAGGATATATGGTAGAATACCTATATCCCGTGACGAGAAACCGTATAAATACAAATGCACCAACTACCTGGACAATGAAAGTAAAATAGAGGACACAGCATGGCAACAATTTATGATGCTTTTGATGTTGAGTATAGATTAGAATATCTTGGATTACCTGTTCACCCTGAATGGAGAAAGAACATCAAAAGATGGACTTATTATTCTGATTCATTCAACGGAGGCAATGATTTTAGATCAGGACAATACTTGATAAGATATATCCTGGAAAGTGCAGAAGAATACGAAAACAGACTCAAAGCAACACCATTGGACAATCATTGCAAGTCAGTGGTAGAAACATACAATTCATTTTTATTTAGAACACCACCCAAGAGAGATTACGGCACACAGGTAGCAAACGATCCAGCATTGGATCCATTTTTAAATGATGCTGACTTAGACGGCAGATCATTCAATTCATTCATGAGAGATTGTGCTACATTTTCAGCGGTGTATGGACATGTTTGGGTAATGGTGGACAAGCCCACCACACAAGTGTCAACAAGGGCAGAAGAATTACAACAAGAGATTAGACCATATGTTTCAATCATCACACCGGAGTCAGTGATTGATTGGCAATACATGAGAAAACCAAACGGTGTGTATGCATTATCATCATTGACATTATTAGATGGCATAGATGAAAGAGCCGCATACTACAGAACAATTACAGCTACTGAGACAACAATATACACAAGAACATCCGAAGATCAACAAGCAAACATCGTGGATGTTATTCCAAATCCAATTGGAGCAGTTCCTTGCATACCAGTTTATGCAGGTAGAACACAAACCAAAGGACTCGGCATATCAGACATATCAGACATTGCTGACATGCAAAGATCATTGTATAATGAATTAAGTGAACTTGAACAACTTATAAGGATTTCCAACCATCCAAGTCTATGTAAAACATCATCCACACAAGCATCAGCAGGTGCAGGAGCGGTTATAGACCTACCGGATGATTTGGACCCCAACCTGAAACCATTTTTGTTGGAGCCTAGTGGCAGTGGTATAGAACAAATCATTGCTTCAATCAATGAGAAAACAAACTCCATAAACAGGATGGCTAATATGGGTGGGGTAAGATCAACAGCAACTAGACAATTGAGCGGTATTGCTATGCAAACAGAAAGAGAACTACTCAATGCTAGATTATCACAAAAAGCAGACAACCTAGAACTTGCTGAAGAGCAAATTTGGAGGATGTGGGCACTGTGGCAAGGCAAAACATTTGATGGTGTTATTGATTATCCAGATTCATTCAATATACATGACAAAGAAAACACAGTGGCATTGCTTAAATTAGCCAAAGAGTCAAAACCAGAGAATGCAGAATTATTAAAACAAATTGACATCATGTTGGCTAAAGCACTTATCAAAGATGAAGATATATTAGAAAAAGTAATGGAACAACAAGAAGAAGTTGGTGAAGTTCAAACACAAGCACCATTACAAACTGAAATGCAACACCCTACCATAGAGTCAGTGGACAAATTGGTAGCACATTTGAGAGAGATGGTGGAGCAGGGGTATACCAATGAACAAATTATTCAACTACATCCGGAACTATCTGGATTTTTCAATAATCAAAATGGAGGAAATGACAATGGCTAGGAAACCAATGATGGGTCGTAAGAAAAAAGACGACAAGAAGAAAAAGTCAAAAAAATCAGGTAAAAAATCAAGAGGCTAGTGATAGTCCAAGAAAGATACCGTGAAGTTGATTGGGAGCAATACTTCCAATCAATTTCTGATGTATGCCCATGGAGTCTCGAGGCATACCAAAATGATCTAATTAAATTTGCAAGATATTCAGATACCAAAGTATTTTACCACGATGAAACATGGAACACAAGAAAACACATGGCTGTAATTTATTATGATGTTTCATCAGATGTGGATGACCTTATTTGGACAGTGGATCAATTTGATGCATTGCCCAATACCATTTGCTTTTGGAGTCATCCAGACCATACCAAAGGCAAAAACAAACAATGCAACATTCCTATCATAATTCAACAGGGCAGACAAACCCTAGAAGCGATTAGGAAACAGCATAAATATAACAAACAATCGCAAAGATTGGACAGTTAAACTCATAACTTTAAAGGAGGATTTACATGAGTGATATGGAACAAAACACAGAGCAGACTCAAGCTCCAGTAGAAACAGATGCACCAGCAACTGAAGATGCTGTAACTGAGGCGAAAACTTTTACACAGGCTGACTTAGATAAGATTGTGGCAGACCGTGTTTCGAGAGAAAGACGAAAGTTTGAAAAGAAGTATGAAGGAATAGATCCAGAATACTACACAGAATTATCTGCAAAGGCTGAAAAGGAGAAACAAGACAAACTGAAAGCAAAAGGCGAGTTTGAACAAATTTTAAAAGACAGCATGTCCAAAAAAGATGAACAAATTAGTGCTTTACTTAATCAAGTGAAAACTATCAAAGTTGATGGTAATTTACTTGATACTGCTTCTAAACATAAAGCAATAAATCCAGGGCAAGTTACACAACTGCTCAAAGATCAAGTGCAAATGAATGAAGCAGGTGATGTTGAGATTGTTGATCCTAAGACAAAACAAGTGAGATACAATGACAAAGGTGAACACCTTTCAGTATCAGAACTTGTTGCAGAATTTTTAACGGCGAACCCACACTTTGTAGCCGCAACACCATCAGGTGCAGGCACTACATCAAAAGTTGGCGATGCTGGGAGCAGTGAAAAGTTTGATATAACAAAGTTAGATATGAATAAAGCAGAAGATAGGAAGATTTATGCTGAATATCGTAAGCAACATGGCATATCGAGGTAAATTAAACTTTAATAACCATTTAAGGAGAAACATAAAATGGCAGGCGAAATCAAATCGACTACTACTACTTTAGATGATCTTATTGCTCCAATCGTGGCAGAAGCACAGTTCGTAGCGGCAGAAAGATCAATCATGAGAGGCCTTGTAAAGCAATTTAACATTCCAGCAAACTCTGGAAAAGTTTTACAGGTTCCAATCTACCCAACACAAACAGCGGAAGTTTTAACTGAAGCTGACGACTTATCACCAGCGGCAATCTCAACATCAAAAGTTGACATTACATTAAGAGAAGTTGGTTTAATGACTAATGTATCAGACCTAGCATTAAATCACTCAGAAACTAATGTAATTCAAGATGTTGGAAGATTGTTTGGTGAAGCAATCGCAACAAGAATTGACCGTGACTTAACAGCATTATTTGGCGGTTTTTCAACAACTGTAGGTTCAGCTACAACGGCGGCAACAGCGGCACTTGTATTTGAAGCAGTTGCAAAACTAAGAGCGAATGCAGTTCCACCAAGTGACCTAGCATTGGTATTACACCCGCTAGTGGCACATGATCTTAAATCAACTATCACATCAACATTCGCGGCTCCGGCTAGTGATGTTGGTAACGAAGCATTAAGATCAGGTTTCGTAGGTATGTTAGCAGGTGTTCCAGTGTATGAAACATCAAACATGGCAGACTCATCAGGTAATTTCCCAGGCACAACTGGTGATTACAAAGGTGCAGTATTCCACAGAGATGGTTTAGCAATGGCAATGAGCGGCGACATCAAAATCGAAACTCAAAGAGATGCATCAGCAAGAGCAACTGAGATAGTTGGTGTTGCAACATATGGTGTAGCAGAGCTACAAGACACATATGGTGTTGAACTTGAGTTTGATTCTTCAATCCAATCATAATTTGGATAAAGAAACAACACATATTTTGGGGCAGTGGCAACATTGCCCCAACATAACAACAGGAGAAACAGATGAGCAACTATTCAACGGATACAGATGTATTAGAATACGAACCACAGATTAAAGAATTTGGTATCATTGATTTTTCAGCATACCATGCCAAAACAACAGCAGATATTCAAAGACTGCTTCGTATAGAATGGTGGCCTCGTGTTTCTAGAACAACAGGTAATTATTCATATTTCCAAACAACAGACTTGGAAATGAACAACACAAAACTACAAGCGGCACAATTCACTCGTGCGGCAGTGTTTCATGTATTAGCATACTACATACTACCACAACTAACACAGCATGGACCTGAGAGAGATAGATTCAGAGAAATGATTGACTTTTACAAAGGTAAATTTAGAGAAGAATTTGATCTTATACTGCAAGATGGTGTTGAATATGATTATGATGGTGATGGCACGATAGATAATACTGAAAAACAAACACAACACTACAACAGATTGATTAGATAATGGCAAATGTAAGAGAACAAATTGCTGAAGACATAGTAACTGATCTACAGGGTATCACAACACCTGGTGTTGTTATAGTATCAAGGAACCCAATCAACACTACAGACTTGTCTATAGCACAGTATCCAGCCATAATGGTAAGGACTACAACAGAGTCAAGAGAAGATGCCACTATGTCAAATTCAAATTTGAGATTTGGCACAATTGACTACACAATAACAGGATTTGTGAGAGCGGAATCATCCGCAACCACTGTGAACAATTCAATTGATACACAAAGGAACACATTGATTGAAGCGATTAGTGAAAAACTTGAAGAAGATAGAACAAGAAATTCAAAAGCATTAAATTCATTTGTAACTGAAGTGACAGTGGATGATGGCACAGTATTTCCAATTGGTAGGATAGATATTACCTTCCGTGTTCTATATAAATACACACGAGGAACTTTATAATGGGACTTAGAATTATATACAAAAGTGGTGAACAAAAAGCATGTTCACTCACAGAAGCACAAAATTTAGTAGCCAATGAAGGTTGGAGTTGGACTGACTCTGCACCTGCACCAAAGGCTGTTAAAAAAACTGCCAAACCTAAAAAAGCCAAAGTTGAGGTTGAAGCAGTTGAATTGAAACCTGTCGAAGGTGAAGATTTAAAAATCATAGACTTTGGCAACATTGACGAGGAGAAATAAACATGGCAACATATACAGGCTTTGATGGAGTTATCAAACTTGCTGACAGTGGTGATTCTTTATCATCAACTGCAATCGGCAACTTAAGAAACTTCACAGTAGAGCAAACTCAAGACACAATTGAAGATACTGCAATGGGTTCAACAGGTATGAGAACATACAAACCTGGTTTAAGCACATTCACTATCTCAGGTGATGTTTTCTTTGATCATGCAGACGGTGTCCAAGCAAAAATCGATGAATTGGTATCAAAAACAGGTCAAGAAACATTAGCAACTTTTGAAGTATATCCATCAGGAACAGGCACTTCAGAAACACCTGCCAACAGTAAATTATCTGGATCTTGCATCATTACAAGTTTCTCAATCACATCATCAGTTGATGGCATGGTTGAGGCTTCATTTGCGGCACAAGGATCCGGTGCATTAACTATTGCAACTATCTAATAGGGGTATAGTATTGTGTTGAAAACAAAACTTACAGGTGATCTTGATTTATCCGATTTAAAAAAAGAAATTGATTCTTTTATAAAAGATTTATCAAAACAAACCATAAGGGTTGCAAGACAGAATACCCCTATTGACACAGGTCGTGCTCGTAAAGGTTGGACTAGATCCAATTCCAGACAAGGTTTTGAGGTTGAAAACTCAGTGCCTTACATTGGTTTCTTGGAAAAAGGAATATCTAAACAAGCACCCAAAGGAATACTAAAACCAACAGTCCGTAAGGTGACTGGTAACATACAGAGGAGAATTACACGATGACTCAATCGGTTAAAGATAAAGCCATATCTCATTACAAACAGAGATTGGCAAGTAAATTATACAAATACCATGTAGAAGAATGGGATTGTGACATTTACTATAGATCTACAAGTTCAATGAGAACTGAATCAAAAATCATGGCACTTACCCAACAAGGTAAAAGTGCAGATGCTTTGGTGGAATCAATTATCCTTAAAGCATTAGACCAAGATGGCAAAAGAGTTTTTAATGACAGTGACAGGGCATCCATGTTAAATGAAATGGATCCAAATGTTATTATCAAAGTTGCATCGCAACTTAATAACACACCCGAAGATGAAACTATAGAGGCTATCGAAAAAAACTAAAAGGGGACGGCGACTTATACAGTATGTTCGCCCTGGCAGATCATCTTAAGCAACCTTTGGATGCTGTCATGAACATGTCCCACTTGGAGTTTAAGGGTTGGATTGCTTATCTTAATGTTAAGCATGAACGACAAGAGAGAGATTTGAAGAAGCATGGCAACACAAAAAATCATCATAGAAGCCGTTAATAAAACTGGGGCGGCATTGGGTAAAATCCAAAACGACCTCAAAGGTATTAACACTGCTACTAATTCATTGTCCAGTGGATTTAGTAGATTGCAAACATTAATTGTTGGTGCGGCGGCGGCCTTTGGTGGTTTGAAAGTTGCATCAGGCTTTTTAGATACTGCTCGTCAATTAGAAAATTTAGGTATCCAACTTAAATTTATTACAGGCTCTGCAGAAGAAGGTGCAAAAGCCTTAAACATAGTCAAAAGTGCGGCAGCCAATTCAGCATTTCAACTTGCTGAAATGGCTCAAGCATCACCCTTATTGCTCACTGTAGCAGACTCAACAGAAGAACTAAATGAACTATTAGCAATCACTGGCGACTTGGCAGTCGCATCAGGATTAGACTTTGTAACCACAGCAGAACAAATTCAAAGATCATTTTCAGGCGGTATAGCGGCGGCTGATTTATTCAGAGAACGAGGTATTAAAGCACTGTTAGGTTTCCAAGAAGGTGTGCAATTTTCTGCAGAAGAAACCAAAAGAATAATCACTGAAGGATTTGAAAATGGTGCATTTGCCATAGCAGGTGCGGCGGCAGAAATGGCAACATCATTTGATGGTGCTGTATCAATGCTACAAGATGGATTGTTCCAATTCCAAGCACAGGTAATGGATTCAGGCCCATTTGAAATGCTTAAAAGCACCATAGCATTGGCAGTTGAAGCCATTGGTGATAACTTTGGTAGCATACAAGATGCGGCAACTGGAATGGGGCAAAAAATAGTTTCAGTGGTTGAAGGAATAGTTATAGGATTTGGTGTGTTGTTGGATGCAATATCACCAGTGTTTAAGTTTGTAAGATCATCAGTTAATGGATTGGTTGAATTTACAAATGCTTTACCACCTACCATAAAAACACTTGGTATAATTGGATTCCTTGCACTTGGACTCAAAGGTAAAATTATTGTTGCAACAATTGGTTTGGTTATTGACAATGTCCAAACATTATTTTCAGGATTTTTAAAATTTGTAGGCAACATCACAAGAAAGATAGCCAATGCCGCGGAGGCAATTGGATTAGATTCATTGGCAAGCAAGATGAGAGGCTTCGCCGATGACATTACCAACAAAGCAGACCAATTGGGAGAAGATTTAAAGAAAACAATCACAACTTTGGATGATTTAGTCAATACCAACATTGGTAAGATACCTGGCTTCCCAGAACCAGAAGCAATGGGCAAATATGAAACATTGTTTAGAGGATTCCTTGGTAGAATCCAGCAAATCACTGATGAAAGATACAAAAAACAACAAGAGCAAGATGAAACTGCCGCTGAAGCACAAGTTCAAACACAACAAGAAGCATTATCAAAAGAACAACAGATATTAGAAAAGAAACTTATACAACTTCAAGAAGCATTGATGAGTGAAGTTGAAACTATCGAAAACACTAGAAAAAAACAATTAGACATAATTGAAAAAAATTTAAAAGAACAAATAATCACAGAACAAGAAGCACAAGATTTAAGAGTAAAAGTCAATGCTGAAGCAGATGAAAAAATAAATGCTTTCAAACAACAAGCATTGGATGAAGCCACTGCACAAACCAAGAAAGCACTTGAAATGCAAGCCAAGGCAGAAGAAGCCTTGCATGATCTTAAGGTTGAATTATACAACACAGAAGAAGACAACATCAGAGATGCTTATGCCAACAGATTAAAAATAGTTGAAGATGCATTAAATCAAGAGATTATAGCAGAAGCGGAAGCGGCTAAAATTAAAGCAGACTTGAACAAAAAGATGGCGGCAGAAATAGCCAAAATCAACAAAGAAGCCGCGAGAGAAAGAAGAATTGAAGCATTAATGGAAGCCGGCAGGACTAAAGAACAAGCAGAGTCACTGTTGGAATTTGAAAACAAAACAAATGCAGAAAAATCGATTTTTGCAATTCAAAAAGGCAAAGAAACATTTGAAGCATTGGGCACAATGAACAGAAAAGCATTCCAGGCATACAAAGCATTTGCAATAGCAGAAGCAATAGTATCAACATACCAAGGTGCGGCAAAGGCATTGGGTGCATTTCCACCACCGTTCAACTTTATTGCGGCGGCGGCAGTCATAGCACAAGGATTTGCACAAGTTAATCAAATTAAATCAGCGAACTATTCAGGTAGACAAATGGGTGGGCCCGTTGGTGCTGGACAAACATACATGGTTGGTGAAAGAGGGCCTGAAACATTCCGTGCACCAGCTGGAGGAGGCACAATCATACCAAACGGACAAGGCGGAGGTGTGAATGTAAACTTCACAGTGAATGCCATTGATGCACAATCATTCAACAGTGCCTTATCAAGACAAAGAAATACTATTGTTGGAATAGTAAATGAAGCAGTAAACAACACAGGTAGGAGAGCCATTACGGCATATTAGACATGGCAGATTTTGACACAACATTAGGCGGCAATATTGGTGACATACAAGCAATGGAACTAAGATCAGTGCAACCAACAGTGAGAACACAATCATTGTCAGGTAGACAACAGGTTAGAAGTTTTTCAACACAATTTTACACAGCAAGGATAGTGATGCCACAACTAACACAAGCAGACTTAAGAAGAGTGTATGCTTTTTTGGTAAAACAACAAGGTGGCTTTGGAACATTTAGTATTGCACCACACAATCTTACACAAAAGTCAGGCACACAAAACACATCAGAAGATGTAAATGCAGGGGCAGTGGGTGCAACATCAATTGCATTAGACTCTGGCACAAATAAATTTAAGATGGGTGACATGATTAAGTTTTCAGGACACACCAAAGCATATATGATTACACAAGACCAAGGTGGATCTACCACAATAAACTTTGAACCCCCATTGGTATCAGCAGTTGGTGGCAGTGAATCAGTAAAAAGTGGCACAGACTTTGAAATGACAGTGAGATTGGCTGGTGACATAAACACATACAACATGGGTCCAGATGGATTTGGCACGATAGAGTTTGATGTAGTGGAGGCTATATAATGGCTTACAGTGGATCTAGATTCCAATCACCTTTGTATGTGGGTGATGGCACAGGTGAAGTAGAAAAAAATCAAATCAAAACATTTCATTTGATGGAACTGCATTTCAATGACACATCACAGTCATTGTTGAACAATAATTTGTATTTTACTGATAATTTTTATCCAATTGATTATGATTCTGCAACAGCACCTGACAGTGGATCCAACACATATCAAGCAGTGGGCAAATTTTTATCTTTTGGATCTGTGGTAGAGTCCACAGCAATCAAAGTGAATGCAATCACTGTGGCATTGAGTGGTGTTGATGTAGCAGATATTTCCGATGTAGTGCATTCAAATGTGGTAAACAAAAGAGTGGTTATATATAGAACATTTTTAGATTCAAACAATGCTTTCCAAACCAATAGAACATTTTTATTGTTTGATGGCAACATCAAAAACTTTAATTGTGTGGAAAGCCAAGAAAAAAGCACCATTAATTTTTCAGTTGCTACACATTGGGCAAACTTTGAAGGACAAAATGGTCGCATAACCAACACCATGACACAATTTTATACCAAAAGATATAATTCAACAGAAACATTCAGAAATGACAAAGGATTTGAATATTCATCAATATTTGTAAAGGATGTGCATTGGGGACCCAACAATTAATACATATTAGACCAGCAGAGTTTGAGGATATACCTCATCTGTTGCATCTAAGCAAACAGGAACACAAAGAAAGTGGTTGCCGTTATCCATATGCCATGAGCACATGTGAAAGAATGTTGCAGATGGTGATGTTGGATACACAAGCAGTGTGTATAGTAATCACAGTGGACAACATGCCATATGGTTACATCATTGGCGGTTTAGATCATGTGGATATGAGCAACAAGCCCATAGCCATAGCACACAAATGGTTTACTACAAATCCAATACAACATCCTGGATTGAATGATGGTGGTGCAAAACTGTTGAAAGCATTTGAACAATGGGCATACAATGTTGGTGCCACAGACACAATGATTACACTACACACAGGCGGAAAATCTGTTAAATACTATGAATATGCTTTTAATAAAATGGGCTACAATCAAAACAGAGTCTATTACAGCAAGAGGTTAACAAATGTTTAAATGGTGGAAAAATCTTAAGATAAAATGGGCAAAAAGAGAACTTGAAAAATATGCTCCCAAAGGCGAACACCTCGCATACATAACCAAAGAAGAAGCCAAACTATTAAAGAAACACGGTGGTGCAGGACTTAAAGTTACTGCCACAGGTATTCCATCATTCTTCTTAGACAAGATTGGTGACTTTATTGGTGGCATTGGTGATAAGATTGGCGACATTATTGGAGGCATTGGTGACTTTATTGGTGGCATTGGTGACTTTATTGGTGGTGTGATCGGAGGCATAGTTGACTTTGCCAGCAATCTAGCATCAGGCTTTTTAGGCATGTTTGGTATGTCATTTGATATGCCAGAATATGACTCTCCATCATCATTTGAAGTTATGCAACAAGGTATATTGGTAAACAAACAATCATCGGTTGCTGGTATTCCTGTTGTGTATGGCAAAAGAAGGATAGGTGGCACAAGGGTGTTCTTAGACACATATGGTGACAACAATGAATACCTTGTGGTATGTTTGGCATTGGCAGAAGGTGAAATTGAAGGTGTCAACAGAATTTACATCAACGATCAAGAAATAACATTGCCCAATAGAAGTGGTTCCAATTCAGTATACACCAAAGAAACTGTTCAAGCAGTTGGATCTACATTGGCAAATGGTGAAAAGTCACCATTCTTTGTAAACAAAAAACCAAGAGCACATTTTGAAATATTCCACGGCACAGAAGATCAACAATCATCAGCATTGTTGAGTGGTAGTTCATTTTGGTCACCAAAGCATAGATTGAGAGGTGTTGCATACATAGCCTGTCGTTTTGAATGGGTAAAAGCAGAATTTGAAAAAGGAGAACAAACAGTATTCAATCCATGGCAAGGGGTTCCAACCATACATGTAGAAGTATTGGGTAAGAAAATATTAACAGCATATTCCAGCAGTGACAACACAGATTCAAATACATCATCATATGAAACACAACAAGCCAACACAGGAGTTGGTGCATTTGATTATTCAGATAATCCAGCCAATTGTTTGTTGGACTATCTTCGTAATCCAAGATATGGTAAGGGCCTAAATGACAACAGAATTGATTTTGGTGCATTCAGAACAGCCAAACTAACAGCAGAACAAAGCATACAGTTTTCACAAGATTTTACTGGCACATTCATGAGTTGTAATGCAGTGATAAACACAGAAGACACACTGATGAACAACACCAAAAGATTATTGCAGTCATGCAGAGGCTTCCTACCTTATGTGGATGGCAAATACAGATTAAAAATAGAAACAGCAGAAATACCAGTAGATCAATTTGAAATAACAGATGATATGATTATTGGTGACATAGCCATACAGTCAGCAGACAAGAATGCCAAATACAATGAATGTCATTTGACATATGCTGATGAAGACAAAAAGTATGAAAGCAATACATTTGTGTATCGCGATGAAGATGCGGCGGAACAAGATGGGGAACCATTGATACTCAAAACATCATTACCAACTGTAACCAAAATTGATAGAGTAAAACACATTGCCAAATACATGGTGGATAGATCAAGAAAACAATTAACAGTGGCTATTAGAACTACCAATGAAGGACAAAGCATTGTAGCAGGTGATTTAGTAAGGATAACACACCAGTATTCAAGAACAGTGGGTGGCACTGACATAACAGATTTTCTATTCAAATCGCCTACGGGCTCAGCAGTAGATACAGTTTATTCAGCACCAAATATGATATTTAGAGTCACAGCAACCACATTGAACTATGATGGCACAGTGTCAATGCAATTGGTTGAACATGACAACTTCATATATGCAGTCACAGTGGAAGCTCCGGAGCCAACACCACCACCAATAGAAACACCACCACCGGATCCAGATCCACCAGGGCCTACACCGGAACCACCACCACAGGATCCACCTAAGCAGTGTCCTGAAGGCCAACACTATGATTATGAAACCAATCAATGTGTGCCGGACAATCCAGCTCCGCCACCAGAGGATCCAGAATTACCACCGGAGCCAACTCCGGAACCACCGCCAAGACCTGAACAAAAGGTTAGGATAGCGACTGGTGTGAGATATGGCTATGCTGGATACATCAAGTTCACAATCAAACCATCAAGAACCACAAGGAACATTATTAACATTGATATGACCAATGCCAACACAGGATTTAGACAGATATGGACAGTGGTGGCGGCAAGTCAAACCATAGTGTATGAGATTGCATCTGGTTCCAAAAATATGTCCATTAGACCAGGACATGTGTTGGAATGGAAAGTGTATGAAACAGACCATAATGCACAAGGCATGGTATTGTTGGAACAAGGATCTAATGTAGTGGCAGGCAGTGCCACATCAAATTCAGTTTCATCAACAAATGCAAGTGCGGGAGGATATGCATAATGGCAAAGAGAAGAAGAGTGCCCAAAGATAAATCAACAGGGCTACCTAAAAAATATTTAAGTGGCATACGAGGTGGGCGAAGAAGCAGTCTAGCAAGTATAACAAAACAAATATCAAGACTTTACAAACAAGGTGCAAGGATACCACAAAGTCTTATCAACAGGAGGATTAAACTTGGCAAAAAGAAGTAAACCAATTGCGGCATCAACATTAAAGACATTGAGAGCCAAAGCAAAAAAGTCAAAAACTTTTAATCTTGCTGATCTTAAGGCAGTGTATCGCAGAGGACAAGGTGCATTTTTGGGTGCAGGCAGTCGTCCTGGTGTGGGTATGGCACAGTGGGCAATGGGCAGAGTAAATAGTTTATTGAGAGGCTCTAGGAAACACGATTTGGACATTAGACGAAGAGCAAGGAAAAGAAAATAAATGGCAAAGTATCAAGGCAAAACAGTTAAACTAAACACACCCATGAGAGGTGATGTTAAAAAGTTCAAAGTGTTTGTGAGAGATAGATCAACTGGCAATGTTAAAAAAATTAATTTTGGACAAAAAGGCATGACAATCAAAAGAAACAATCCAGCAAGGAGAAGGTCATTCAATGCTAGAATGGGTGCTGTATTGGACAATGTAAAAGGACAAAAAACATTAAGTGCGGCATATTGGAGTTTGCAGGCATGGAAAAAGGATTTTAAATTATAATGGGCACACACAACGGCACAGTATTTGGAACCATACTAAAGCACAAAGGCGATCAAGCATGGAGTGACTTATCCACTTGGACAGCATATGACACTTGGATAAGACATGAAGACAACACCAACAACACAGCCGGTGTGGCAAACTTGACAGCAACAGGAGCCAAAGGCACACCATTGAGATACCAAACATCAATCATTGATTTGGGTGAATCTAAATATGTGTATCCAGCAATACAGATAGGAGCATTTGGCACAGCAAGAATCACAGTTGAATATGGTGATGCATCAGACTTATCAGACAAAACAACCATTGGCACATATACCACAAACAATGATGTTAATGGTGTTGTAGCAACTTATTCCATACTAAATCACACAGAGCCTGGATACAGTGATGCTGGAACCACAACAATCTCATCCACAACATACAATCTTGATTACGAAGGATTCAAAGCAAGATATGTGAGAATAACTGTGTTTGTAGAAAGATTTTTGACTGCAACACAAAGAGATGCAACTGCTATTAGATCATTATTGATTGAATTTAATGATGATCAACAAACAGAAGTGTTGTATGATGTTGATACCAGCACACTCAGTGGCACAGTAGAAGCAAGAGTTTTGGTGCCAAGAATAGTATCATCCATAACTTCTATGCAACTCACAGCACATTCAGAAGCCAACAAGAAGTTGGTGCCACACATTGTGTCCAAAGCCAACAAAACAATTAGATTATTAGATGCTAACACATTCTCAACAGCAGGAGTAGATGGCACAGTGGATGTTGCAATCACTGGCACACCGGAAGTCGAGGAATCACCAAATGGTTCTTTGGATAGAAAACAAACAGGAGTAGGTAACTAATGGCATACAATTGGCCCGTATCATCAAAAGCAGGCACCACAACAACAGATGGTGCAACGGATAGAATTGATCTTGCAAGAGCAGACATAAATCAAAACATACAAAATGTCAATGCAATTCTTGACACATTTAACTTAGGCACAGAACCAGCCAACAACAAAATATTAAAATACAACACCACGACAGACAAGTTTGAACTTGCAGATGAAAGTGGTGGAGACACTGTGATTGGCACACATGAAATGTGGATACCAGCTATTCAAATGTATCCAGCAACTACTTCACCTTGTGCTAATTTAACAAGAGATGCGGCTAGTTCTGGTGTTAGCAAAAATTTTCTTGCATTTGATCCCAGCACACAAGAACATGCACAATTTGTCATTGCAATGCCTAAGAAATGGGACGAAGGTGCTATCAAATTTAGAGCATATTGGATTGCCCACCCGGGTGTGTCTACCAGTGGAGGAGTCACTTGGGAATTAGGCATAGAAGTAAAAGCAGATGATGCCCCTTTTAGTGCCACTTTTGTAAAAGGCACAGTGGATGACACTTATACAAATTCAAACGAAATAATGATAACACCACAATCATCCAACATAACACCAGCAGGGTCGCCACAACCAGATCAATTGACTGTGTTTGATATTTCAAGAAAAGTTTCTGATTCCAATGACACATTCACTCATGATGCACAGTTGTTGGGTGTTAAAATATATTTTACAACAGAGTCTGGCACAGACGATTAATAAATACATACACAGGAGAAACATATTATGGGTTGGGCAAATGCATCAAATGTAACAACAACACACTTAGACAGTGACTCAGATTCACCAACATCAGCTAGAGTAGAACTTAAACTAGCATTAGACGAATTAACCAATGTAATCAATGGATTGAACACAGCCAGTGGTGCATGTGGATTAGATGTAAATGGATTGGTTGCAAATTCAAGATTACCAGCTACACTTACAACAACAGGAACCAACAATTTAATATTAGATCCAAACACTTCAATGGTAAAGATACAAAACTTTATCAATTTGGCTCCAGTGGCATATGCAAACTTGCCAACAACACCAGCACAAGGTGATGTGGCATTTTTAACCACAGATGGTGCGGGTGCAACCAAAAACAAATTGTGTTACTACAATGGCAGTGCTTGGAAATATTTCAACGATGATTCTACAGTGGCGGCTTCATAGGATAGGACAATGAACAAAAAAGAACAAGAAAGATTGACACAGGTAGAATTAGATACTAAATCAATCTCAACAGATGTTCGCCTTATCCAAAAAGACATACACACAATCAGAGACAATCATTTGTCGCATTTAGCAGAGGATGTAAAAAAATTAGATATGAGACTATGGGCAATACTATTGTTGCTGGTAGCATCATTGTTTATACCCTTCGTTAAATCATTATGGTAAAACTTGATCCCAAAAGAATGTCAGATGAAGATAGACTCAAATATCTGCACAAAGAATTTGAAGAACTAAACATCAAAAAAATAAGATTCCAGCAAGACAAAGTTCGTGATCCCGAAGATATTGCATTCTATTTGAAGTGTAATCAACACCATATCGAAGTGATTAGACAACACATACACCAACTACAGCAAAAACTCAACAAACACTAACACACGGTGCTTAAAATAGGACTAAGACACCATTTTTACGACTGTATAGCCAAAAATAAACCCCCTAACACCACTTGTTATAATGCTAGAGGGTCTACTATGCGATATAAGAGTAATAACAATTTATGTTACCACATACATATTTATTATATGTTCATTGTTGATGCAAAGTCAACCATTATAATGCCACTTCGCGAACTTTTGGTTGATGTGTGATTGTGTTGGTTTGTGTGCCAAGTTCAATCAATGCTTTGTCAAGATGTTCTCTGATTTGCAGTTTTAGTTTGTCATCATAACTAGGATCATTGTATATCCAATGACAGTATTCTTTTATCCAACTGTGTGTTTTTTCTAATGCATGTTCAGTAGCCCAATATGGCTCCATGTATTTTGGTATTGGTGATCCTACAGCCCATTTGTCTGAATTTTGTTTTCTCACAGTCCAATATTGGGGTGGATAAAATCCAACATCATCCATCATGTGTTGTGCGGTGTAGTTGCCCACACCATGTCCTCGTTTGATTGGGTGTTGTGAAAGTTCTTTTGTGTAATACACAGACTTTGATATTTTTAGTTGTGTTTGATAATCTTTCAAAAGATTTAATGCTTTGTGTATCACATAACCACAATCTTGTCTGCCACTAATAATTTTCTTTACTTTGTATTTGCCTGTGTAAGGGTCTAAAGTGTTGATTGTGAGTTTTTCTGGAACACAGTATTGTGTTGCACCGTGTTTGTGTAAGGCTTCACGATATTCGCCTAGTTGATATTGTTGTATTTGTATCATGGTAACTTCTCCTTGTTGTTTTCATATTACTTCCTATATCATCAGTTTATTATAACAAATTAAACACAGTTTTGTCAACAATTAAAATGGAAGAGTGTGATATCAGTTAAAGGAAAGATACAATATGCCATTGTAAAGGTAGAATCACACTCTTCCTAAAAGGGACAATACTATGTCTATATCGTCAATAGTATTTATTAAATACATCAAAATTACCCAATATATCGGTGTTTTTTGACTGATTTTGATATATATTATTACACAACAACAATAAAGAGGTGAATATGCAGAGTTGGAACAGAAGAACACAGCAAAAAATTGAAAGAATGGCACATGAAGCCCCAGAAAAACTAATATGGGTCTACAAAAAATTTGAACATTCAGAATATGACAACTATCGTTTGTATAGACAGATTCCTCGTGAAAATTATGGTAATATTAGAAGAGGAGGATGGATCCGCCATATTCCAGTTGACAAAAAATCGTAATGTTGTGTATAATAATGAAACAATATGTCTTTATAAGAATTTTAGGAGTTACACACCCTCTATAATTGTGTAGGATTGACAATCCCCAACTGTTAGGCTAGGACAGTATAAACAAATGGGCAGTGATGCTAACACATTTTGGAAACTTTTGTGTGTTAGGTCTAACAAACTATAACTTTAAGTTGGGCTACAAGAGGGCTTGTTTGTTGGATGGAAGTAGTCACCCTTAATATATTAAGGTAGGTTAGATATGCAAACCCTTAACCGTAATTGATGCTGTTCTTGTTCTTGAGAGGACTTTTTACTAAAAGTTCTCTGTTGGGCGAACAAAAAGCAAATACATTCACTGTTGTTCCATAATGATCTTTATGAGAAAAGAAAAAAGTTATACGAAGTATTAACCATATGCCTTTAGGCATATGCCTTACTGGAACTAATAAATAACATTGACAGAGAAGATGGCAGATTTGGTTCCAGACAAAGATCAATATCTCTATGACAGTTGGTTATTCCATACACAAGTGACTGTGCCTAAGAATTACATCAAGAAATGTTGGATTTGGCAAGGGCCTATGCATGTGAATGGATATGGCAGAATATCAGTGAGAGGGCAAAGATGGTATGCCCACAGGTTATCATGGCATATACATCATCGCCAAGACATACCCAAAGGGCAAGTGATAAGACACATGTGCAATCAACCACAGTGTGTGAATCCATATCATCTCAAATTGGGCACACAGCGACAGAATGTGATGGACATGCATCTGGCAGGTAGGCAGGGATATGTGAGAAAACTCAACCCTAAACAGATATCCGAGATATTGCACAGTGATCTAACACAGTCTGCTTTGGCAAAAAAATACCAGGTTTCTAAAACAACTATCCATCGCATACTTAACATAAAGCGACAGCATAAATACAAATGATATATCAAACAAAACTTATTCGAATAAGGAGAAAATTTAAATGTCAAATGCAAGTAATTACATGGAACTTAAATTGCTTGACCACATTCTAGGAGAAGGCAGTAGGAACTACACACCAACTACCCTTTTCATAGCATTGTTTGCCGACACAGGATCAGGTGTCGCAACAGCATTGGAGTCAGGCACATCATCAACATCAGGCACAGCCAATTGGGGCTATTATGAAATCAACAACGGCAACTATGCCAGAGTAGCTGTAAACTTCAACACAGCGGCATCAGGATCAGCCAATAATGACGGTGCAGTAACATTCAACCAAGCAACAGCAAACTACGACACAGCAGGTGGGGCAGGTAACACAGTGACACATGTGGCTATCATGGATGCCAACACAGCAGGTAATGTCCTATTTTATGGTGCATTGAGTGTTCCAAAAACAGTGACAACCGGTGACACATTTTCAATCAACGACGAAGCATTAACTGTGTCGTTGGCATAAGGAGTTGAACAATGGCGAACTTAAAACTTAGATCAACAACATCAGCAACGGATCCGGGCTCAACATCTGCCAAAGGCACAGCACTAACACATGCTGAAATGGATTCAAACTTTATTTTGTTACAGGCAGACATAAATGCAAAAGTTTCTGCGGCATCACCAACACTCACAGGCAATACCACAATTGATGACACAATAAGATTTAATGATGCAGATGACAGCAACTATGTGGCAGTCAAAGCTCCAGACACAGTGGGCACAAACTACACATTAAAATTACCAACAGCAGATGGATCCAGTGGACAAGTATTGACAACAGATGGTGGTGGTAATTTATCATTCACCAGCAAAACAGTGGATACCACAGATTTAGTTTCAGACACAACACCACAATTAGGTGGAGATTTAGATACACAATCAAATGCTATAACAGGAACAACTGTAACACCATCCACAGGCACATATGGTGGATTTGATTCCTCAGTTTCAAAAGCAATCAGAATACAAGGGCCTACAGCAGGCAAAGATCATGCCATAGTGATGCAACAAACAGACACCAGTGGCGGACAAGCAGGAAGACAAAACATTGCATTCATCACAGACACAGATGGATCCTATTCAGCATCAGTCACAAATGGATCTGGATTGATATATTCACCATTGAACATGCAAGTTAGAGACCATGGACATGCAACCAAAACAAGAACAACATTTGATGTGGGTGTTCCATACAGAGGTGGCACAGGCACAACAATTACACAAGGTTCTGTAACAGGTAAACTATTGGATGTAGTCACAGGCACAAGAAAAATTTATTTACAAAATGTAAGTGGTGGTAGTTTTGCCACAAGTGCCGCAACAACAGGTAAAGTCACAGGCACAGTCACAGCAGTAAATTCAATTGGAACAAATGCAGTTGAACTTACATATGACACTGACTTTGCCTCAACAGCAGTGGAGTCAGATTTAGCAGACATTGGTTTTGCAAGATTCAGTGCAAGAGATGTGCTTAACACAAGTGGTCTAAGAGCATCGGAACCAGAACTGCATTTAGAAGCAGGTAGAATTGCACTTGAATCCAACGGCACCAAAGTGATTGATTGCCAAGATGACGGTGGAGTTGACATTGTTACTAGAAGCAACCAACCTATTAATATTACACCTAATGGCACAGGCCAAGTTAATATGAAAAATGTTCATATTGATGATGCAGATGGTTTGTTTGTGGGTGGCCCTGATTATGCGGATGTGGCATTATTCAGTAGAGATGCAACAGCACATGCAAACTATTCATTGGAAGTGCAGTCACAAGCAGGCAACACAGGACTTGTGGCAGGCAATCCAGCAGGTGCATTTGGTATGGCGGCTTATGCGGATTCAGGCAACACACCAGGAACCAGCACATTCATATATGTTGGACAGATCAATGGTGTTATTGGTGATGGAGATTCATTAACATCAGCCACTGGTGCAGACATCAACAATGGTGTTAGAGCATATGTTTACCAAAATGGTATATCAGGCACAGGCGGTGGTTTTGATGTATTGAATGCGGCAACATTTAGAAGCACCAACACTGACTTCATGCAAGAGAAGTTGAAGTTCTCACATGCCTCAAATGCAGTTACCATAGAATCAGCAACCACAAACGATAATTTAGTTTTAAAAACAAATGGTAGCACGGGTTATATTATTTTAAGCAACTTGCCAACATCAGCAAGTGGATTACCAACTGGTGCACTATACAATGACGGTGGCACACTAAAAATAGCATAAGGAGTATGCTGAATGGCAACTCTACTAGGCGAAGCAACACTAACTAGTCAATTTATATCAACATTTGATGATGTTCGTGTTGTCACGGATGATTTAAACAGGGTCACTACCACTGCTTTTCGTGATCCCACAACAGTTCATATACAAGGTGAAGGAGTCATTGACACTCGTGACTACAGGGCAATATATTTGCCCAATGTTGCTGATTATGTTGACGGTGGTTATTTTGACACAGATTATGTGTTTGATGATCCAATATTCTCAGCAGGTTTTGCCTCACCAGGAACTTCCGAATTGCTTAAAGTGGCATATGATTTTTTAGACATTGATCCCGCCGCAACCATTAATAGTGTAGAAGTAAAGATTGATTTTGAGCCCACAGAAGCATTGGGCAGTGATCCTAATTTTGGCACATTGCAAATGGAGTTTTCAGTGAAGGGAGCATCTGGAGCCAACAATCCAATATCAACACCACAAACCATAACCAGTGGTGATCGTCAAACAATGACATTCACAATACCAGCATCAGGCACATGGCCTGTAACTGGTTTAGGTGAACATCACACTCTGTTAATGACAGGCAGTGGATCTTTCAAAGCAATGAGAATATACAGATTGCAGGCTCGTGTGAACTACACAGGTAGAACAAGATTTACCACAGGTTTCAAATCATACACAACCAAATCGGTAACAGATTTTATACCAGGCACAGACACCAATCCACCACCCATACCCACAGAGTCAACAAGACTATACAAAACTGAAGGATATGGATTTGCAATACCTTCTGATCATACAGTGGATGGTGTTGGAATGTTGTATGGATTTGGTGCAGTGGTAAATGGCACACACAAAGAAATCCTACATTTCAAAAGAGATATCAGTGGCACACACACTAGAATCAGCACCGATCAAATGCAAAATATTTTTGGTGGCTTTTTGAGTGGTGGTGAAGCAAATGTTTATGCAAGATTAATCAATGTCCAAGATGAAGATAACAGTGATACTGAAATAACCACAGCAGAGGTGAATGATTCAACATTTGGGTTGGAAGCCAGATTTGCATATGAATTTGCATCAACACGACCTTCTGAGCCAGTGGTGTTTGACATAAACATAGCACATGTGGGACCAATCATATCGGGCGATATTGGCCTAAGCACTGTATCAACCACAACAGTTGGTGCCGTACTTACACATGCAGTTGCAAGTTCAGAGATTGCAACATTTGCCAGCACATTCACAACCAGCACATTGGGTGGATTTTTATTAATTGGTGCACCACAAACACAAGCATCAGCTGTCACAACCACTGTGGGCACAGCAGGTAGAATAAGACCAGGTGAATCTAACATCAACACAGCATTCACAGTCACAGCATCTGCCATCAATGACTTGACAGGCTCATCAATTTCATTCCCAACTGCCACAGTCACAGTTTCATCCGCGGTTGCAAGAACAACACCAGCAACATCAAATATTGCATTCACAACAGTGTTGGGCACAGCAGGTATGACAAGGACAAACCATGCGATAACACCAAACATCACAGCAACAGTGGGTGCTGTGTCAGGCATATCAATCATAAGGGCTGTTGATGAAGAAAGAGTGTTTGTGATGGACACAGCAACTAGATCATATGTGATACCACAAGAGATTAGAACACATGTGATACCAACACACACAAGAACACATGTGATGGATGAACAAGTGAGAACAATTGATGTAGATCAACAAACCAGAACAACCACAGTGGAGGGCATGTAATGAGTGAATGGCAAATATACAACAAAGGTTTTTATCTGCCAGTCAAATTGGATTCTGAAACTGACTTGGCATTGGATTTCCAAAATGAATTAACCACTGGTGATTATCTGACGACAGCAACATTTTCAACCACTGATACCGGCATAGTGATCGCCAAACAAGCACTGAGATTTGATGCCGCACAAGGATTCACAAATCCACATCAAGCACAATGCACAGTGCAAAGTTCAACCATAGGCACATATGCCATCAAGTTGACAACAACAACCAATCAAGGATTTACACATGTCAAACACTTTGATGTGAGAATAGAAAGGTAATAAATACAGTTATGACAGCAACAACAGGATTCGAAAGAGACAATGTAGGACTTTTCATTAGGAAAGATCCTTCAGCAGTGATGGATTACACCATTGATTACACATCATTTTTAAACACAGGTGACTCTATTTCATCACAAACAACCACAGTGGACACGGGCATGACAGTGGATTCATCCAGCATAGTGAGTGGCAATAAAAAAGTCACCATGCAAATATCAAGTGGCACAGTGGGCACAGCATACACAGTTAAAATTACTGCTGTTACTACAGATGGTTTAACATTTGTCCATCGTTTTAGAATCAAATGTGAAGAAATACATTTATAATTGATAAATGGTGGGTGAACTACACCCGTTGAACAAAAAGGAGGCACTTATGGAAGACAAACAAGATCCAAAGGTATCATTAGAGCAAGAACAAGTAAAATCAGAAGATAGAAAAAACCCCAAGATGGGCACCATCACCAAAGAAGGACTTGTGGTAGGTCGTGGTGACAACAAACGAATTATTCCACCGGATGAAGTAGAAAAACTAGCATTATTACACTGCACCAACAAGGAAATTGCGGAGTTTTTTGGCATCACTGTGAAGACATTGGAATACAATTTCGCAGAAAAAATACAAAAAGCCAGAAATGTTACTAAACAGAGGTTGAGAAGGGCACAATTAGAAGTTGCACTCAAAGGCAATGTGCCAATGTTGATCTGGCTTGGAAAGAACATATTGTCACAATCAGATGCACCATTGGATGGCGGCGATTTAGCACCCCTACCATGGACTGATGATGTGATTGACAACAAAGACAACAAATAGTATAATACAACAAACACATAACTGCTACGGAGAAACAAATGAGTTATACAATCGTAAACGACAACAACATCACACACCTCAAAACACTTGAGGACAATTCAATAGATTCAATCATCACAGACCCACCATATGGCATTGAGTTTTTGGGCAAGGACTGGGATAAAAACACAGGTGCTGTAGAAACTTGGCAACAATGCCTCAGAGTGTTGAAACCAGGTGGATACTTACTTGCTTTCAGTGCCGCAAGGACATATCATCATTTAGCCACCAACATAGAATCAGTGGGCTTTGAAATAAGAGACCAATTGATGTGGTTGTATGCTTCAGGCTTTCCCAAAGCACAAGACATTGGCAAAGCCATACAAAGACGACAAGGTGTTGAACAAACTGAAGAATATAAACATAACCATCCTCGTGTTGGTGGTGATGGCGATGGTAGTGCTTGGCAACAAAATAATATAAGGGGAACAACAATACCAACATCACCCGAAGCACAACAATGGCAAGGTTGGAAGACAGCACTGAAACCATCACACGAACCTATTGTGATGGCAAGGAAGCCGTTCAAAGGTTCAACCAT